TCATCCGGTAGAGTGACTGCTTCCCAAGCAGTAGGTGGCGAGTTCGAGACTCGTATCCCGCTCCAAAACAAGCTCGGATTTTAACGATAAAACGTTGAATCCGAGCTTTTTCTTTGCCTCGGAAAATGGTTGAAAACCACCTATAAAGCCCTGTAAGCACTCGTAAACCTGTACGCAAACCTGTATAAAAAGCCCTGCATGGAGTACGAAAAACTCCACGCAGGGCTTGAACATTATTTCAGATCTTCATCTTCGGAAATTTTTTCTCCCGCGACGTCAACCTTGTTTTTCAGTACGGTGATGAACTTGGACAGCCACTCCGGGACAGGTGCTCCCATGCGGCCGAGGTTCTCGATAATGGAGAGGATCTCGTTCAAGTCAAGCCACACGGCGACCATCGGGGCGACGATCGGGTGTGCGAAGGTGACGACGGTCGCGCCGATCGACAGTTCCGGCAGCGCGTAGACGAGCAGCATATCCACGACGAGGCAGACGCCGATCTCGATCCAGTAGCCGACCTTCTTCACGATGCCGCGCCGCCCGGCGTCGCTGGAAATGCCTTTCCCTTCGACGGCAGAGGCGGCGGAGCCGGTGATCCAGTCCGCGACGTTGAAGATCAGCAGCGCGAGGATCAGCCATGCGAGAGCGCCGAGCCTGCCCCACATAACGCCGAAGATGCCGCACACGAACACGGCGTAGGTTTTGATTTTGTCCATAGTTTTACTCCTTTACGGTAGGGCACTTTGCGGATCCTCTCGAGTAGCGGCTTGCAAGCCCGCGCAGGGCGGTTGCTTGCGCGAGAGCATAAACTTATGCTCCCACGTGCTGCAACGCCTGTGCGCCGCGCTTAGACCCACTCGCTAGAGTACAGCTTTTTGTCGGGGTCGGTGAGCCCGCGATCCTTGCAGAGGGCGAGAATCGCGTCGGCGTCGCCCTGCGAGACGGGCCCGATGTGGATCTTCTGCAAGCGGGCGGCGGGCGTTTCCTCTGCCGGGTTCTCGGGCTGCTTCTTGTAGCCGTTGAGACCGGCGGAGCGCATGATTCCCGGGTAGTCCTTGTAGGACACGTCACAGTCAAGAGAAGAGCCGAAGCCCGCAATCCCGAGCGCATTCTTGGAGGAATACTGCCACAGGCCATTCTCGACGTAGGCGGTGTCGCTCGATGTGTAGGCGGCCTCCCACTTATCAAACCCGGACAGGCTCGACAGGTTCGTGTAGTTGAGGAAGAAGTCGCGGCTGCAATAGACAGCGGCATAATAGCCCGCCTGCTCGAGCACCTCGAGCGCCGCCTTGATGATCGCTGTGTTCTGCACCCTGCCGCACGTCTTATTGTAGGGCTCGTACTCGACGTCGTAGTAGATCGGGTAGTCCCACTTGTGCCCCTTGAGCAGATTCACGACGTGCTTTGCGGTGATCCGCGCCGCCTCGGGGCTCTGGTCGTAGCAGTAGAAATAGACGCCCATCGGGACGCCGTTCTTTTCGCAGCCTGCGACGTTGGCGGTGAACTGCGAGTCCTCCCACAGCCCGCCCTTGCCGTTGCGGTTGGAGTAACCGGCGCGGAGGATCGCGAAGCCGGGAGACGTGCCGTTGTTTACGCGGCGGAGTTCGCTTGCGGTCTTTGTCCAATCAATAGCCTCCTGATGATGGGAGACGTCGATTCCGTAGATCTTCATAAATTAGATCATCCTTTCAGATATTGCAGAAATAACCTTTTGTGTCACGGTCTGGATCAGGTGTGCCGAGTCTGCGTGTCCGGCGTGACCCGACCAGCTCGTAAAGCTCGCGAGGAGCTGCTGCGCCGTCATGTCGCCGCGCATTCGATAGCGGCGGATCCGGCGGTTCATGCGCTCGATAGAATCCTTGCGCACACGCTTATGATCCGGGTAATGTCGATAGCCGACGAAGTCGACGCCGTGCAGGATCTTATAGATCCGCGTTTTCGGGTTGAGCTCGAGTTTCAAGCGCTCACGGAGGAAGATCTCCGCCTGTGCGAGGCATTGCTCGGCCTCCGCACGGGTGCGAAACAGGCAGACGAAGTCGTCCATATAGCGGTACATATAAGGGACGCGGAGCTGCTCTTTGAGATAGCGGTCGAGATCCGTCAAGTAGACATTCGCGAAGATCTGACTCGTGAGGTTGCCGACAGGGATCCCGACCGGGACGTCCTTGCCGTTGTTGTCGATGTACAGATCGCAGAGCCGGAGAACGTCTTTGTCCTTGATGATCCGCCGGAGCTGCGCCTTCAATGTGCCGTGGTCGATGCTGTCGAAATAGTGGTGTATATCAGCTTTCAGCACCCAGACCTCGCCGCCCCACAGGCTGTACAGCTCGTGGTATTTGCGGGCGAGGACGTCGCTCGCGAGGTGGCCGCCCTTACCCTTTACGCAGGCGTAGGAATGATAATAGAAGCCGTGCATCAAGTACGCGCCAACGACGTTTATTAGAGCGTGTTGCGCCACGCGATCCCGGAAGGGCGGAGCACGGATCACGCGCTCCTTCGGCTCGTAGATCTTGAACGTGCGAAACCGCCCAGGCGTGTAGGAGCCGTCGCGGATCTCCGCTTGCAGTTTTAGAAGATTACCTCCGAGATCCTCTGTGAATTTCAGCGTCGCGTAGGACATACGCTTGTTGCGCCGCGCCTTGCGATATGCTGACATGAGGTTCTCGTCGGTCGTTATTTGGTCGAAAATATTATTGATTCTGTGTTTACCCATCACACGTTGGCCTCTTTCAATTCCTTTACTTGCGGCTCGTCCTTTTGTTTTGTTTGCCGGATAGCCCGGACAGGAGATCAGCTCTGACTCTACAAGTAGAATCTCGGGAGGCAAGCCGTAACCGGCCTCGTCGTAATAAGTAAGTCACAGACGCCCCAGACGCCCACGTTCGTGTTGACGTTCCACGGGTAGTTGTTCGCATTGACAGCGCGGGAACCATCGTGTACACCGTTGTTCCAGTTGCCGCCACAGTTGAGCGCGTGCAGCGCGAGGCATAATAAGCCGACCCCCTACACAGCCGAAATACTTCGGCGTATGCCTGTTTAATTCGGGGGAAGCGTTTTAATAAGATTTCCGATCATGCCGCCCACTTCGGAGATCCGCTTGCTCGCGGTGAGAAACTGCTTCTCGCTCAAGTAGTGTGCCCGCTGCGCAATATCCATATAATCGCGCAGCTCTTGCAGGCAGTTGTCGAGCTCGTAGACCTTGGCCTTCGCCTTGGACGACTTATTGATCGCTACGCAGAGCTCGATCATGTGCAGCAGCTTACAGCGGCAGCACTCGGCGAGCGCGTACTTCTCGTACTGCGGCCAGCTTTTCAATTTATCGTTGAGATAGACGTACAGATCCTTGATCTTTTCTTTCGTGCGGAATGTTTCCATATTTCCCCCATAGTAGCCCGCCTTTTCAGGCGGGCATAGACAGATTACAGAGAGTCACAGACGCCCCAGACGCCCACGTCCGTGCTGAGGTTCCACGGGTAGTTGCTCGCATTGACAGCGCGGGAACCATCGAGTACACCGTAGCTCCAGTTGCCGCCACAGCCGAGCGCGTGCAGCGCGGTATCGCTCGGGATATAGGCGTCGCCGTAGCCCGCGCCGAGCACGTCCTTCCAGCCCCACGAGCTCGCGGTCGGATCGAGGCACAGCTCGTCCACCCACTTCCAGACGTTGCCGACGAGGTCGCGGCAGCCGATGAGGGACGTCGCCTTTGCGATCGTGCCGGTCGCGTGGCGGCCGCTGTTGCTCGTGGCGCTCCACGCCTGATCGTTGCTGTTGTCGAGACCTTCGGGAGAACCCTCGGCGGCCATGCAGAACTCGGCATAGGACGGCATACGCTTACCGCTGCGGCGCAGCTTCTCGAGCGCAATGTACCAGTTCAGCCCCTCCGTGCCGGTGATCGGCGTCGCGTTGTAGACGCTGCGCAGGCCGCCGTTGCCGTCGTCGCTCGAGAGGTAAATATCCGCCCAGATGCCGCCAGTCAGGTAGACCATGCCCTCCGGGTCACACTTCGGACGCCAGAACGTAGTCCACACGCTGCGCGGCACAATGCCGATCGACACGTCCGCGATCGTGGCACTGTTGCGCACCTGTCCGTAATGGAAACCGCCGATCTTGCGGGAGGTCGCGGCGGTATAGCCTGCCGGGTATGTGCTGTTGAGGCTGATCTTGTACACTTCGTCGGAGATGCCGTCGCCGGGGTCGCAGCAGTAGACGTAGTAGTCACGGCCGAACACGAAGGCGGAGCCGGTGTCCAGATCGGCGACCGTCAAGATCGTGGTTTTCGTCTTGAACACGCCGCCGCCGGTCATGGCGATCAGCACGTCCGGCGAGATCGTGAGCTGCTGCAAGGCCGACGCCTGCAAAAACTGCTTGACAGGCGCGACGATATCGGTCACGTTGCCCCATGTCTGCGCCGTGATCTTGGCGCGGGGGTCGGTCAGACTTTCAACGATATATCTGCTCATAATGCGTTCACAACTCCTTTAATTGCTTCGAGGTCGGCGTCGGACAGCCCCATGCGGGCGGCAGCAGTGACAGGCGCGGGGATCAGCAGCTCGGAGACGTTGCCGGGAGTCTTGCTCAACTCGACGATCGTCTCGTCCGGCTCGCCTTTCTCGTCCTTTGTGTGGTTCACGGAGACGATCTTCGCGCCGGAGGTGGTCACGGTCTGCCCGGCGGCAGCCTCCGGGCAGTAGGGCAAGACGCAGCTCTTGCCGTCCGCCGACTTGATCGGGACGTGCAGGTTCGCGCCGTAGTCGATGCGGGCGAGCGAGTCCTCGATCTCTGCCTTCGTGATCCCGCTGTCCGGGGTCTGCGCGAGCGCGATCAGGTGCAAGAGATCCGCTTTGGTCTGCAATGTTTTGGGATAGCCTTTCATAGGATAGCTCCTTTCGTTATAGCCTTACGGCTCCATAACCGCGTAGCCGGTATAGCAGTTACCAGTCCACGCGGGGACGGCGTATTTGTGGGTCATAATGTCGATCTGTTTCTGCAAGTCGTCAATTTCGAGTTGCAGCTTTGCGGCGGGCGCTTCGGCGATCAGATCTTTCATTTCCTCGTACAGGGCGGCGTAGAGCTTTTTTGCAGCCTCGCCCTCTGCCTGCGCGTCGGCGGTGATGTACGCCCAGAACGCCGCCCACTGTTCGGCGAGCGCCTGCGTCGGGATCTTGGCGGCGGTGTCTACCATCAAGCCGCACACGGTCTCGTCGAGCCGCAAGTCGGAGATCGCGGCGTTCGTAATCTCCACGACACCGGCTCCGACCGTGACGGATGCGAGATAGATCTCGTCGTAGTCGTCGTCGCGCACAATGGCGGGCAGCTCCGGCGAGCTTGCAGGGGTTCCGGGCTTGACGACGATCTCGGCGAGGTTTGCAACTTTGTCGATCCGTGCGACGACGACGTCCTTGCGGGTGAGCGTTCCGTCCGCTGTCTGGATCGGCAGCGAGAGCGCCGTTTTTTGCAGGGCAGTCACGCCCCAGTATTCGCCCATCTTCAAAAAGCAGACGCCGGGCGAGATCGTGACGTTCATTCCGCCGCCTGCGCTTACGCGGAGGTTGTCGTCGGCGGCAAACACGCCGCGCGAGCGCGTGACGTGTTCGAGGCCGAGCCCCTCCGCCTCGTATTCAGTGTTGTCGAGAGGGAAACATAACATAGAGATCAGCTCCTCAATGATTCAAAGTCGGACAGGATCGGGTAAACTTGCCGCGCGTTGTCCTCGTACACGAGCTTGACGCCGGAGACGCGGGCGCTCAATCGCAGACCGAGGAAGTCTTTGCAGACGACCGGGACGCGATCCTCGAGGCCGTAGTTCACGCCGAAACGCATCGGGCCGTCGACGACGGAGCACGAAATGCTCTGCTTGTTCAGACATTCGAGCAGCTTCTCGACGCCGCGCTGATCCAGCAGGGCGGCGTATTCTGCCGCCGTGTAGGTCGCGTCGGTGTAGTCGTACTCCGGGTTGCCCTGCGCGTCGTATGTGCCCTTCGGTGTGGCGATCTGGTAGGTCTTTTGCAAGTCCTTTGCATCGACCCACAGCTCCCGCCGGTCGTCGCCGGAGGCGGATCCAACGATCCGCACGACACGATCCGCGCCCTCGCCAGCGCCGCCGACGATCGCTACGTTCTTGTAGTTGCTCGCATCGTCGGTGAAAGAGATCTCGGTCAGATTCCCGGCACGGTCGCCGAAAACGCCGGTATAGTTCGCGCTGCGATCGTCCGAACGGTCGACACCTTTGTAGATCTTGAGCGCGTTCTGCCCGGTATGTCTGTCGAAGGTGGAGCCGAAGCCGACCCCGGCCAGCTCCGCGAGCTTCTTCCATGCGTCGAGAACAGAGTTCCACGTTATTTGCGAGTCGGTTTTCTCCTCGAAGCCGTGAGCCGTGGGCGGCAGCAGAGACAGCCCGCGCCGGTTGTCGGCGTAGATCTTAATCATAGCCGCCTCGATGTTGGATATGTTCACTGTCCCCATGACGACGCGGCGGTCGAGCATGGTTACGGAGTTATAGCCGCGAGCCTCTACGGTCAGGTGGCCGGAGGAGTCGACCTTCGGCTTGAGGTATTCGACCGAGCCGAGCTCCATCGTGTCAGTGTTGAGGATCGTCGATCCTTTCTGCACCAACGCGGCGACCGCCGGATCGGTGATCGTGATCTGAAACTCGCCAGAGTCACGGGAGTATGTGAGCCACTGGATCGAGTCGTAGCCTTCCAACAGTCCCACGCGGGAGCCGTCTTTCCAGATTTCAAATGCCATTCGCGACGCCCTCCTCCGCCACTACATACAGCCGGAGCCCCTCGCGGTTGCTCCGCGCCGTGTAGCGCAGTATGTTGTCGCCCGGGTCAAGTCCGAGTTCGAGATCGGAGTCAATGTCGAGCCGATGGAAGGCGTCGGAGGTCGTGCCGTCCTTATCGGTGAGAGTCGCCCCGCGCTGTCCGTATGCGGTGTTGACCGTGATCGTCTGTCCGGCGTACAACGTGCCGAGGATTCGTATGTAGGTACGGTCGCCGACGTGGTACAGTTCCGGCTCGGTGCAGTCGGTCACAGCCTTGAACACTGCCTTGATCGGGATCTTGACGTTGCCGGTGTTGCGGATGTTCGTCAGGTAGGTGTCGGAATATTTCGAGATATACCACTTGCCGCCTGTGAAGAACGGCGTCTTGAACAGTGCTTGCAGGCCGCCGACCATCGTCCGCGCGGTGGCGGTCGTTCGCCAATATGGAAACGGGGCGACGGCGGAGAACTGGAACGCCTGCGCCCCTTCTCCGTCGTCGAAGTCGGGAGCCTGCGTCGGCCACACTTCGAGATACCAGCTCTCGCCGTTCTGCTCGATCGTCAGCGTTCCCTTGTGCAGGGGGGCCATGACGTCGAGCATTTTCCGGCGGTTGACTGCGACCGAGCGCAGTACGGAGCCGTTGATCGTGATCGAGCGCTGCTTGACGGTCTGACTCGCCACGGAGCCGCCCTGCTGCTTGTACCCAGCAGAGACGGCAACGTCGACGGGGAGACCGCTCGCCCCCTTGATCTCACTCACCCAGAACGGAGACGACACGGAGAACAGAATCTCGCCGAGGTCGCTCTTGTAGGTGATTCTTGTTTTCTTATCCATCGGGTCAGAGCCTCCACTTGAGTTTGTCGGACAGATCCTCGAGCTTGCGGGTCACTTCCGACGGCGTGTAGCTGTCGTGCGTGTTGACGGTGTTTGTCTGGTAGATAACGACCGTACCGCCGCCGCCTGTTGCTGCGAGCCTGCCGGTGGCAGCGTTGCCGCCTGCGCCCGCGTTGAAGCCGCCAATCACATTCTGCGCGTCTGCCACGAACGCGGACATATCGTCGTTAGCGTTGGAGAGGAACTCTCCGTAGCTGTCGTCCCAGCCTTTCTCCCAGCCCGCGACGGACATTTCGCCGATCCACGCGAATTTCTTCGAGGGAGAGTGAATGCCGAGCGCGTTTTTGGCCGCGTCGAATGCCTTTTTCGCGGCGTTCGTCGCAGCGGAGACGAGGCTCCCAATCGCCGAGCCGATGCCGGAGATAATGCCCCGGATAATGTTGCCGCCAATGCTCGACCACTGTACCTGTGTGAAAGCGTTCTTGAAGCTCGTGCAGGCCTGCGTCGCAAGCTGCATAAGGCGGGACGGCATATTGAGCAGAGAGTTCACGAGCGCATTTAGAATCGAAGCACCGGCCGAGCCGATCGCCCCGATCGCCGCGCTGATCGCGCCGAGCAGCCCACTCATTGCGCTAGAGCCGAGGCTCAACAGAGCGCCGGGCAACTGTGCGATAGCGGAGCGGATCACGGTAAAGATGCTCACGCCTGCCGACGCTGCATCGTATGCCATCATCTGAACGCCGGAGGCGAGGCTCGAGATCGCGTTGCTGCCGAGGTCCAGCAGAGCCGAGGGCAACTCGGCGATCTTATCGCGCACGGTATTGAAAATGTTCTGTGATGCGTTCGATACGAAGCTAACCGCGCCGGTGATGCCCCTGCCGAGTAAGTCGATGATGTTCTTGCCGAGGCTGATCCAGTTGAACGCTTGAAACACAGCGACGATTGCCTCGATGATCTTCGGCAATGCCGCAATGATGTTCGGGATGTTCTGGACGATGCCAGCCAGCAGCTTGATAATAATTTGGGCGCCTGCGAGCAGCAGCTTCGGCGCGTTGTCGTTGATGAGCCCCGCTATGTTGATTACGATTTGAGGGATCGTCTCGAGTAAGGTCGGGATAGAGGCTACAATTCCGTCGACGATCGAGAGTAACAGGTTTATGCCTGCGTCCACGAACTGCCCGAAATTCGCCCGGAGATTGCTCGTGAACTGCAACACTTGCGGGAGCACGGTCGAGAGAAATTGCGGGATCGCGGAGCCTGCGCCCTGCGCGAGCTGTCCGATCAGGTCGAGCCCAGCTGTGAACAGATAGGAGGCCAGTCCGGAGACGCCCTGCGCGAGCGTCTGGACGATGGAGACGCCCGCTTGAAGCATTACTCCGACGTTCGCGCCGAGCCCTTCCACGAGGGCTTGCAAGACGCCGACAGCGAGTTCTACCACAGTAGGGGCAAGTTCTGCCAC